TGATTTATTTGATGATTTACAACAGGTAGGAGGTAGTGGTCCTGCTGCTTTAGGTTCAACTACATCTAGTACAACTCAAGCTGAAATAGATGCAGCAGCAAAAGCACTAGGAAAAGGCTATAGAGATGAACAAAAAGAATTAGATAAACGTTCGGCTGAGTCTAGGGATAGAGATTGGAGCGAAGGTAGTCCAGATCAAGATGAAACAGATCCTGATTTTGAGATGGATGAAGAATATATATAAGATATGGGGAATAAATTATGAAACCAATGTATGAAATATTCTATAGAGCTTTAGGGGGTAAAGTTCAAAGTAAAGATGGATTGTCTAATCTAGTTAATCGTCGTGAAGGTGGCTTGGCAAATTATGGATTTAAAGATCAACTATTTGGGTTCGATGGTCCTGACACTATAATGCCACCTCCTGATTTTAGGCGACCACCGCCCGATTTCCCAGTCATGCCAGAGCCTCCACCGCCGCCTCCACCAGAGCCTCCTAAACCCACATATGATCCTGTGCGTGAAGCAGAAGCAGAAAGACGTGCTAGAGAATTACAGGCTAGAAAAATAGCAGAACTAGATGAAGCTCCTCAAACAAGAGCAGAGCGTGAAGCACTTCAAGCTAGTGGTGGTTTTTATAGAGATGAAGAAGGTCAAGTAAGAGATGCACAAGGTAATATACAAGAAGATTTTGGATTTGACTATGTAGCTCCTCCAGAGCCTGATCCTTATGATCCACCTGATACACCAGATACACCTGCTCCTGAACCAGAGCCTGAACCTTTTAAACTTGATACAACCCCCTTACCCCGTGGTTTAGTACGTAATCCAGAAACAGGTGAAATAACTGTAGACCCTGAAGGAGCTAAATCAACAGAATGGGGTTACAGCCGTGAGGCTAGTGAACAAGGTACATCAGGAGAATGGTCAGATTTTGATGAAAAGGAATTTCTACAGCAAGCCTATGAAGAGGGCTATGGTACTACTGGTCTTGGTAGAGGTGATCTAGGAGGAGGCTGGAGCATTGAAAGAACTAATCCCGGCAGTTCTATTTGGAATCCACCAAACTCTCCCAGTGATTATAATTATGCTTTAAAAGGTCCAGAGAAAACATTCTTGCCTAAACCGGGGCCATTACCTGATATGCCAAATCCAATTTATCAACCTATGATGGGACAACCACTACAGCCTACAGGTCTACAAGGTTTACAACAAGGTATGGGTCAAGGGTTTAATTCTCAACTTTTTGGAAGACCAGCAATGCAACAACCAAATTATATGCAAACTCCTAATGTTTATCCTCGTCCATCAATGCAATCACAAAATATGCAGGGATTAGGTCAAAATCTTCAAGGGTTTGGTATGCAAAGTCCTAGACCATTTGGACAAAAGGTATATTAAAAATGGCAACAGAACGTAATCCTTTTGATATGATTCCTGAAACAGAGACTAATGTTATTGCAATGGTCCCTGAAGAACAGTCCAATGTGTCTATTGAGATTGATCCTTCTGATGGTGGTGTCATTGTAGACTTCTCTTCAGAAGAAGCTGTAATGGAACCTTCAGAAGAAATCAGTGAATGGTATGGTGATCTTTGTGAAGACTTAGACGAAGATGTTCTTCAAGATATATCTGCTGATGTTATTGAGAACTTCAATGCAGATAAAGATAGCCGTGCTGAATGGGAGTCTATGTTTGAGAGAGGCTTTGATCTACTTGGTCTAAAGCTAGAAGAAGGCTCAGAACCTTTTGAAGGTGCATGTACTGCTGTACATCCTCTTCTAATTGAGTCGGCTGTTAAGTTCCAATCAAAAGCTTCAGGTGAATTGTTCCCTGCTACTGGTCCTGTCAAGGCTCAGATACTTGGTGCAGCTACACCAGAGAAAGAGATGCAGTCTAACAGAGTTCAGAACTTCATGAACTTTCAGCTTACAGAACAGATGCCTGAGTACTTTGATGAATTTGAAAGAATGCTTTTTCATCTCCCACTCATAGGGTCAGCCTTTAAAAAGATTTACTATAGTTCAACACTGAAGCGGCCTGTATCAGAATTTATACCAATAGATCAGTTCTATGTATCTTACTATGCAAGTGATCTTAGAAATGCAGATCGTTATACACATGTAATACATAAAAGCCCAGTGGATATGAAACTGGATATGATGGCTGGTGTCTACAAAGACATTGAGTTACCATCACCATCTCAGCTTTCCTCTTCAGGGTTTGCCAATAAGATAGATAATATTCTAGGTATTAGTCCATCATATGATAATGATCCACAGTATGTTATACTGGAACAGCACTGTTATCTTGATATTGAAGAAGAGGGTGTACCATGCCCTTATATTGTGACTGTAGAAGAACAGTCAAGAGAAGTTTTAAGTATTCGTAGAAACTACAAGCAGGACGATCCAAACAAAGAGAAACGAAGTCATTTCGTTCATTACAGGTTTGTACCGGGCTTTGGATTCTATGGATTGGGCCTTATCCATTTCCTTGGTAATCTCACCATGTCGGCAACTGCTGCGATGCGCTCCCTCATAGACGCTGGACAGTTCGCCAATTTACCGGGAGGATTTAAGGCAAAGGGAGTACGGATGGTTGGAGACAACGATCCTATCGCCCCCGGCGAGTTCAAGGAGGTCGAAGCAACTGGCATTGATTTGTCTAGGGCCATAGTTCCCCTGCCCTATAAAGAGCCTTCCTCGACGCTCTTCCAGATGCTTGGGTTCGTAACTGCTGCTGGTCAGAAGTTTGCGGATAGTACTGAGCAAGTTATCTCTGATGCTGCCTCCTATGGACCCGTGGGTACAACAATGGCATTGCTTGAAGCTTCAAGTAAGTTCTTCTCTGCAATCCATAAAAGATTACATAAGTCACAGAAGGATGAATTTAGAATACTGGCACAGATAGATTATGATTATTTACCTAATGAATATCCTTATGAAGTTCCTTTTGAAGACAGAAGTATCTTTAAAGCTGACTTTGATGGACGGGTTGATATTGTTCCTGTCTCTGATCCTAATATTCCTTCTAATGCCCATCGTATGATGTTGGCAAATATGGCTCTACAGATGGCACAGCAATCTCCACCGGGAATGTTTAACATTGAAGAACTCAATAGAACTATTCTCAATGCAGCCAACATGCCTAACCTAGAGCAGATACTGCCACCCAAGATTGAGCCACAACCGCTTGATCCTGTATCTGATATCATGGCAGTAACTAAAGGTTTGCCTATTGCAGCATTTCCTAGTCAGAACCATGATGCTCACATACAAGTTAAGATGATGTATTTACAAGACCCTGCCAATGGTGCTAATCCTATTATGCAAAGGATTAAACCTGTTCTTGAATCTAATATACAAGAACATTCTGTAATGAAGTATCAAGAACAAATGAGTGGCGTTACAGAACAGATGATGCAACAAGTACCGCCTGAACAAGCTCAACAACCACAAGCTATTGAGATGGCAATGGCACAGGCTGCACAGCAAGTTATGCAAGCCAATCAACAGCCACCACCACCTACACCAGAACAACAGCTTGTTATGCTTGAGCAAGAAAAGGTTAAGCTACAGCAACAGAAACTACAATCAGATACTGCTGTTACTGCTGCTGAACTTGAACTTAAAACAAAAGAGCTTGAGCTTAAAGAGAATGAACAGATACTTGATATGATTGAGTCTGGTGCTTCTGATAACTTTAAACGTGAGAAGGCTGAAGCAGATAGAGAATCCAAGAAAGAAATTACAGCAATGAATAATCTTGGTAAACTTAAAGTTGAAGAACTAAAAGATGATAAAGATATAGAGAATACTAAACTTAATACATTGTCACGCTTGGCAGTTGAAGAAATGAAAAAAGGAGAAGACTAATGATGAAGAAAGGTAAGGGTTATCCAGAACATGTAAAGGATACTTCCAAGGGTTTTGGTAATCCATTTAAAGAAGATGTTTGGGGTGTACGTAGTATGCGTAGCTCTCTAAATGAATGGGATAAGGAATCTTATGAGATGCCTAATCCTAAAAAAGGCACTAGGAAAGCGTCACTGTAATCCCAATGGAAATTTGGGATGAAGTTGTCCAAGAGTTTAATCAAGAAATTGAAAGATTGAAAGCATCTTTGGGCGACGGTGCTGCAGAAGACTTTGCTCATTA